GTTCATTCTAATCAATTTATACCATGCAAAAGTTAAACGAAAAACAAGTATTGGTGCAAAACACCAAAACGGGCAAGCAGGTAATCTTGTCTAAGCATTTCTTCGAGCGTCAAAAGGCATTGAAGAAAAACGGGTTCAGTGATTTCGAAATCGTTCCGAGCGTGTCCGCTACGACTGAGAAGCCAAAGAAGTCAAAAGAAGTAACCGAGTAACAACCAAACCAAGTCAGCAACTATTATGAGTAAAGCAATCGAATTTCTAAAACTTATGGGAGTACCAGAAGATGTGGTTACTTCAATCGAATCTGCCGATGACCAAACAGACCTTTCCGGCTTTGTCGAATCGACCGAGACACACTTCACCAACTATTACAAAGAGCGTGTTAAGGACGAGATACACAAGGCTGGAAAGGGTTCGGCTTATGCCGAGGCAAAGAACTTTGTTAAGAAGCAATTCGGATTAACCGAAGCGGAAATTAAAGAACTCGACTTTCAAGGCGTGTTGAAATTAGTCAATGACCGCATCAGCGAGAAGTCAGGCAACAAAGAAGTATTAGAGCAACTGAACAACGCCAAGCAGACGATTATCGACTATGAAAACAAGGTCAAGGAGTTTGAGGAGAGCGTAATTCCCTCGATTAAATCCGAATCGGAAAACGCCATCAGGTCTTTCAAAGTAAATCAGGCAATTCAATCCGAGGTGAGCAAACATCCTTTGATTGGTGCGAGCCAGTATGTCGTGCCGGGATTTACATCAGACTTCAACAAGAAGTACAAAGTCGATGTAGATGATTCAGGCAATGCCGTTGTAACTGATTTGAACGGGGCAAAGGTGTACGACAAGAATAAAAAGGAATTGACCTTGTCTGAACTAATCGTTTTGGAGGGTAAAGAAGCCAAGATATTCAAAGAGTCGAATGGCGACCCACAGCCACCGAAGCCGGGCAATCCAACGCCACCTGCACCAACGCCTGCACCTGCGAAGAATCAGGTCAGCAAGTGGCAACAAGAGCAGGCAGAACGAGTCGCTCAGATGAAACAGCGTGCCGGGCTTGCTGGCTAAAATTGATTCTATTCATCTGCAACGAAACCCGGCTTATGTCGGGTTTTTTGTTTTATCGAATATTTTTTTTATCTTTGTCATGTCTGATGCCAATCAGGCTTAGGTGGCGACCTTCCGCATTAGGGTTATACCCTCGAACCCATAAATGACGAGGTATTTCAAACGCAAACAATTCATTTTAATTTATCATGTCATTTTCCGCAATTTGCCCGGCTATTAACGAGCAACTTTTGAACTTGGCTAACGAGCATACACCTGCCCTGAAATCTTCTCAGGTTGGTACGCTCCGTGCCGTATCTGACCAGTACAACAGATACAATGTAAACATCGTACCTTTGAACAGACAGAATGGTCAAATCAAAACCGTTCAGGTCATGTACCAAAAGCGTTCAACTATCAACGAGGTAACATCCACCGTTGATTCTTGTTTGAACGGACCATTCGATGAAAGCGACAACTTCGCTGAGAACATCACTATCGGATTTCAAGCCGGTCAGCAATTCAAGTACACGGAAGAGAACATTCGTGAACTTTGCGAAGGTCGTAACTCTTGGGTGACCAAAGACATTGCTAATCGTCTTGATGCTATGCGTCAGTACATCAACAACGACATCATCACCGAGATGATTGCCAACGCTGGTAACTACGCTGGTGGTACTAACTCTGGTACTACTCCTGCTGCATTGAACTTACTCGACCCAATCGCAACAGGCGGTATCACTGTAGGTAACTACATCGGCGAGGCTACAATGTTAAACGCATTGAGCGATGCCCGTGTGTCTGGTCTGCCAATGGCAATCGGTAACGGTGACCTCCGTACCTACACCAAGATGCAAAAAATCGGATGTTGCAACAACGGCGGTATCGACATGATGCAGGCTGGTCAGTTTGCTTATTTCGAAGATGACCAATTGACAACTGCTCTTGCTAACAACAACTTCTATGTGTTAGAGGCAGGTGCATTGCAGTTCATCCCAGTACCGTTTTACTTGGGCGAATACGAAACATTGACCGAGACAGAAACTCGCTCGACCATCGTTGACCCATTAATTCCCGGATTGGTTTATGACTTCAAAATCTACAAGCCACAAGGTTGTGACGAATGGAATGCTCAGTTGTCACTTCACTACGCTATCTCTGCCCTTTACAACAACAACTACCGCACTGGTGACCCATTGTTGGGTGTAAATGGTATCTTCCAATTCAACGCCGCTACCTAATCGGTAATGGTTCTTAATTGGACAGACAAAACGGTAAACATCCGGGTGGCTTATGTCACTCGGATGGTTGCTGACACACTCGAAGGACAGGGGTATCATATCCGTATGTTGCCCCTGCCCAACGAGGGTCAGTTTAAGGCGTTATGCAAGGCTGGAAAGGATTTGAAGAAATACAATGTCGCACGCATTGACGCTGGTATGTGGGCGGTCACACCTGAATTTAATGTACCTGTTGTTGATAAAACTTGGAACGGATTACACGATGGCTCAGGCGTTTATTTCACGCTACATTGGTACAACTCGATTCACATTAAAGAGTTCTTGCCTGACGAGTTGTTTGACAAGATATACGAACTCGCAACGGCTCAGGGCAAGTCAGTTGAGGTGTTGCATAACAAAGAATATTCTGTAATCTACCTATATGAACCTGATAAACTGCCTGCGTAATATCATCGGGTCTAACAATCCGCAATGGAATGTGCCGAGTGACTTCAATCTTTATGTTGAGTCATTGCCCGGTCTTAGCCGTGCGGATATTGTTGCAATGGCAGATAGCGACTATCAAACTACGGGCGATTTCATTCAGGACAAAGTAAGTTTTGCAATGAATATGGTCGTGGCTGAATTGTCGCAATGGATTATTCAGGACTTTCGCCAGAATAGCGTCTTAGACCGCATGAAAGCGGGTAAGTACCCGACTGGGGTGATTGCATACAATACGCCTCAACCGCTTAACAGAGGCATCAAATTTACCCGTAGGAAGAATGATGAATACGGATTGTTAGTTATTCCATATGTCAAAGTATTAGTTAATAATTCAGGGTTAAATACCATAACAATAACCGACAATATCGGTCAGGTTAAGAGTGTTAATTTTACTGCCATTGGTGGTATTCCAACCGAGGTAAATGTTGACTTCATCACCGATGGTGGCGAGGCGTATCTAACGCTTGATAACGCAAGTCTTGCCACTGCTGAATTGAAAGTCGGCGGTTGTTGCAATCGCCCTTACAACGAATCGAATGTCGGCTTATGGCGTGTGTCTGGTTGGGATGGTTCAAACGAGGTTGATAATACATTTGGCTTCATTGCAGAGGCTCAATATCAATGCGACCAATCACAGATTGCTTGTATCTTCCGCAATAGCGTATCATTCCAGCAGGCGTGCTTATATCGCTTAGGCGTGGATTTGTTGGACGAGTTGATTAATACCGTCCGAGCCAATTCAAAGACGATACACAATAAAGAAGAAAAAATCGAACTGCGCGCTAAGTTTGAAAACGACTACGAACGCAGGATGGAGATATTAAGGGTTGAAGCGAGAACAATGCTATCACGCCCCAGAACGAATTGCATCGCTTGTAACGGTACAAGATATGCAGAAACTCAAAGACAATCCAAAGGATATTACCGATGAAAAATCAAATGCTTCCAATGTATGCAGGTTGTTCAACTTGCGGTGGGTCTCGCCCACAACCAAGACCAAGCACAGGCAGACCTGCACCAAGACCGGGAACGGTTAGGATTCCCGGCATCAAACGCTAAGTCATGGGCAAGATAAAACCAAGTTCAGCAAAGGGCAAGAAGTGGTCTGTTGAAGTCGGTGGCAAAGTATATCATGCTGGCGATGATAACGCCAAGGTCAGTCCCGGAACGCCACGAGGTGATGCGTATTGTGCAAGGTCGATGAAGATACCCGGTTCAGGCGTACCGAATAAACTCGCTCGGCAGATGTGGGGTTGTGTTGGGTCGAAGTCAGTAGCGAGCAAAGCAAAGAAAATTGGAGATAATTTTAAATAATAACGATTATGAGCAAATTGACTTTTGGGCAAATGTCCGCCCCGACTCCGTTATGGGCGAAGAAAATCCGCAACACAGCATTGAAAGTGGGCGGTGCGTTAGTATTGATTGGCGGGGCGATTGTGGCTCTGCCTGTATCACTTCCGGCATCAGTCGTGACGATTGCGACAAATGCAGTCATCTATGGGGGGAGTCTGACTACTCTTGTTAGTGCGATATCGCAGGCGTTTGGAGTTGAGGAGAAAACAAACGAAGAAATTATATAATCCATGCCACTCAAAAAAGGTTACTCGCAAAAGACAATATCCTCGAACATCAAGACCGAGATGAAAAGTGGAAAGCCACAAAAACAAGCAGTTGCAATCGCTTTATCAGTCGCTTCAAAGGCTAAATCTGCTCGAAAAGGCAAGAAGAAGTAAAATGAAGAAAGACAACTTGGAGTTACACCTCGAAAGGGATATAATGCTACCCAATCGCACATTGGGCAAGTTGTCTATTAATGGCGTTCATGAATGTTTTATTTGCGAGGATGCGGTTCGACCACAAAAGGTTCAAGGCATGACGGCTATTCCAGCAGGGCGGTATGAGATTGTAATAACTCTATCAAACCGCTTCAAGCGGGAACTGCCACTGCTTTTGAATGTGCCGAACTACGCAGGCATTCGTATTCATTCAGGCAACACCGAGGCACATACAGAGGGTTGTTTATTGCCCGGTCGCACTCGAAACGATACGGGCGTGTTCAGTTCCATTCCTGCCACCAACGATTTAATTCTTAAGATTCGCAAAGCATTAACCGAGGGGCGCAAGGTCTTTATCACGATTGTCAATGGCAAACCTAACGCCTGAGCAATTCGAGAAGGCTTTGAATAATGCAAAGCAGGCGTTGAATGCCAATATGGGGAAGATATTAATCAACGCCACTAACTTGGGGTCGGCTGAGATGCAGACGAGGGTGTTTAATCGTGGCTTGACGACTGCGGGCAAACGGATGGAATACCGAAACGCCCCATCTAACTACACCAATTTAAGGTTAGATGCTGGGTTACAAATCAGTTACAAAGATTTGACCTTTACGGGCAATTTGTTCTATTCGATGAACATTCTATCGACTGCCGAAAAAGAAGTCACCTACGGCTTTAATAATAGCGATACTGCCCAGATTGCCGAATGGCAACAGACAAGCGATAAACAAGTCAATGAGCCTATCTTTGAACTGAACGAAAAAGAAAAGGCAAAGATGGAAAAGCAGATGGCTCTCGATGCCTATGCTATCTTGCAAAGTGCGATTGATAATTTTCCAAGCGTGCCGACCGCAAAAACAATTCAAAAGCGTGATGCCGTTTCGAAGTCTATAAGTCGCCAACAGCAGAAGAAAGCCAAGCGAAGAAAGTTTGAACGGAAGCAAGCGTTGAAGAAAAAAGCACAACAGGCACAGGTCAGTTATGCAAAAAAACAAACAAGACTTGAAATTCAGCAAAAAAGTCTCAACAAAACTAACCTTAAAACAAGTGAAGCAATTAAGAAAAAGCAGTCGGCAGAAAAGGCATTAAAAGCCAATCAATTTAGAAGAATTGACACTAAAAAGCGTGCCGATTATCTTCAAGGAGTTATTAAGCGAAAACAAGCCTATGCCGATGCTAATGCTCAAAAACTAAGCAAGTCAAGACCGGGTAGTAAGGCAAGCAAAGAGTACGCTCGTAAGTTGGCACAGCAGAAAAAAGAAATTGATATGGCTAAAAAAGCCTTATCAGAAGTTAAGCAGGTCAATCAATTAAAAAAGACAATAGCAACCAGTTCTAAGCAGTTGCAAAAATCGAGGGAGAAATATAAAACTCAAACAGCAAAGAGTAAGGCATACAAGAAAAAAGTGATGAAGAAAGAGCGGATAAAAAAAGTTGAACTCCGAGCCAAGCAATTACGCATGGGAACTTACAAACCTAAAAAACGCAAGAAAAAATGACCTCAGAAACAATCCATATTATCTCCTCCATCCGTCAGCACATTGAGCAAAACAATGTCATATTCCCGAGCGGATATGATTTTTGTTTTCGTGAACCTGATACGGGTTACATTTACCTCCGCAGGATGGACGACAACTCCGAGTTGGTGCGGTTTCCAAATATCGACACGAACGGGAATTTCTTTTATCTTAGATACGAGGAACTCGAGAAATCAACATTCCGCCCCATGCCTCGATTCGGATCGTGTCAGGAACGCTTCGAGCAGTCGTTTACGCTTCGTGGCGTGTTTGTGTTTACTGGAAATAACCAATACGAGGTTGGCGACTATACGCTGAACACCATCATGGGGACTTATATTCCCGACTTCCCCCAAGTCGATACTATCAAGGTCGATTTGGCATCAATCCAATACGATTATTTCAACTTCAATGACGAGGATACCGGCAATGAGTTACGCTCGTATATGCCCGAGTTGCAATCCTTCGCCATTGATATAAATGTTATCTTTGCAAGAGAGTTTTCCGAATGTCGCAATCCTCCTGAACTAATATAAACATGAACACATACAGCACACTTAATTTAGGCAATTTTCCGTCCAATCAGACGGCAATAACGCTTCCCGCAATGGTTTTCCCGTTCTCGGGTAATTTCGGCATTGAGGCGTTGATAAACGGGCAATTCTATATCAATACATTGGCAGGCACAGCAGGCAATCCGATTGTATTGGTAAACGGCTATCCGAATGACGCAACGGTCATGGTTCGCATAAAATTGCCCGTAGCAAATCGAATTGATACGAACTCGTACATCAACGACCCAAGCGGTCATATCTGGTTTCAGTGGACGAATATACCCGCTTGATATGTTTGACTTTGCGATAAATTTATTCGTCCTGCTGGCGTTCAGTTTTGCCGTATCATGCGTGTCCTATGCATTCGAAGTCTGGATACAGCCGGGGCATATCTTTCAAAGATATGGCAGATGGCTACAACAGCACCACGATAAGCATTGGTCAAAGCCATTAGGGCTATGCGTATTGTGCCAAAATGTTTGGCTGGAAGTGATTGCCTTCAACATTGCGTTAATCGCTCTGGGGCAGGTAGAATCGTCTTGGTGGATGGTGTTAGTTGCCCCGTTCGTGGGGAATGCTTGGTTACGGGTGGTGTTGAAATAAAAAACCCCTACTGGTTAGGCAGGGGTTTGATACGATTTTACTCCGGTTTTGGTTGCGGTTAATCTTTATCCTCTCCAAGTATATAAAAAACAAAAGCAAATAACATAGCAACAATCGTTTCGGGAATAAGTAAAGAAGAATCAGAAATACTCCATTTTAATTCTGCCATCCATAACCCGTAATTGTGTATTAACTGGAAAACAAGGAATGCCAAAAAGAACGCAAATATACTTTTAAATAATTTTTTCATAACTTACTTACTCCGGTTGTGGGTAATGCGTGGTTGAGAGTTGTTCTAAAATAAAACATCCCCACATTAAGCAGGGCTGTCCTCTTTCGTTCCGGAGAAATCCGGTTAATCGCCTCCGTATCTTATGCTTGCTATTCCAGCAGATAACATTACCATACCAAAAAGTACGGTAATTTCGAATCCAACAGAATGGTAAAATCCAATCATTGAAACAGAAAAGAAAAAGGTTGTTGTCAATACATATTTTAATCTGTTTTTACTCATAACTTACTTACTCCGGTTGTTCGTCCGGCAACGATAGTTCTTTGCAAATTATTATAGTGCATCAACACATTCCTTGCTGTATTAATTTCCGCATCGGTGCAGGTCGGCTTGTCCGCTTTGCCAAGTTTATGGCGGTGCAGGTTCATTAGTATGTCAACGGCTTTTTGGAGTTCCATAAAATAGTATTTATTGCTTCTGTTAGAATTTTTGGTTCTGTTTTTTCGGCATACTCATCCCCAAGTCTCCATTTTTGGTGTGATTCCAAAACTAATAATGCGTGGCTAAGCGACATTTTGTTTACTTGTTTTTCTAAAATTTCTTTTACTTCATGCCAGTATTTATAAGCATATTCACGCTCTAATGGCTGTAAGACTTGCAATAACGAATCGACTGTCCTAATTGAACATAGGACTGCTTCTTCGTAGTTGAGTGAAGTAATTGTTAATTGATAATCAACAATCATCTGAGATGCTTTTTCTTGTGGTATCATTTGTTGCCTCCTTTGTATGTTTCATTGTAGTAATCATCAAAGTCATCATAGGCGCGCATAACATTCCATGCTCTATTTTGACCAGCGTCTAAAGCAGAATCCCAAGTTTTGCCATGTTGATCCCGTTCCTTCTCTTTGCATATCGCATAAAGGAACATAACCGATTCCAACTTGTCTCCATCGTGTTCAAAATTGGACTTAATCTTATCAAAGAAATAGTCCACTGCTGTTTGTTGTTTATTTTCCATAGGTTTGTTCGTAATATTGTTCAGATTCAATATATGGCACACCATTTATTTTCCATTTAGGAACGAATTCATTCCCTTTTATAAAGGCTTGCTCTATCTGCTCTCGGTTCATTTGGAGGGCTTCCTCAAAAACTTTTACTACATCGTGTTTCAGGTGATATCTAAGCTCACCTGTTTCTGTTTCTTCAAGAAGTTTATCCCAAAGCCACTCAACTACGGTTTGTTGTTTACTTCCCATACTTTACAATTCGTTCAACATAATATTCAGGCAAATTATACGCCTGAGCGAGTGCCGGTATGGTTATCCCCACCGAGTAAAATGCTTTGATGTAGTCGTTCCGTTTCATAGGACAATCATCTCTTTGAAACTATCATCTGCCCCACTGATTCGGTTCTGCCAGAATTGAACAAACGCTTGCAGGTCTTGGTTGGGTCGGTTCTTGCTGAACCACCTCGCCAATCGTTCAAGGTCGTAGCCGGTGAATAGGTCGGCACTGACGAAGTATTCGGTGTTGTTAATCCAGATTGTCATGGTCGTGTTGTTTTGGATAATTTCCAATCAAGTCCGGTGGGGAGGGTGAAGTTAGATTCCAACCAGTCTAAATACCAATTGTTCCTATATTTTTTGAAACCACCCCAGTTACCCGTACCGTCATCATTAAAACAATGGCTATCCGCCCACTCAGGAGCATTACTCCAATCAACAGCGTATGGGTTCGGTTCGCAACTATTCGGTTTTTCCGACAAGTTCGATTTGATTGGCATAGCAAAATAATCGGGGTGTACTAACCCTAATTCATTTTCAATTCGTTCAATTCTGAATTGAAGCCTGTTGATTTGTTCTTGTTTGTTCATGGTCGTGTTGTTTTGCTTAATTTCCAATCTAATCCGGATGGGAGGGTGAAGCCGGATGGTGCGAAACAGCCGTTCCAAAAACAACCTCTCGTAACCCACCCTTTAAAATAGCCGCTTTTAGTCTCATCGTACATATGAAATTCCGCCCACTCAGGAGCATTTGACCAATCAACGCTGTATGGGTTCGGTTCAGCCGTTACCGCTTCGTGTACGGCTACATGGTATTGTATTTTGCGAATGGGGCGGTAAAATGGTTTCCATTTATTATCAGGTGTTCCATATTCCCATACAAACCCCAATTCGGATTGGATTGGATTGTTGTAGACATTCATTAACTCCACCTTCACCCAATCTTCCGCTTGTTCCTCTGTGCAAAACTCGTAGCCATCTGGAAGTAGGTGGGTGCGGTCTGATTTCCATTCTTTATTGCTGTCTTTGCCGAATGGAATGATTCTGCCATCCATCCTGCGACAATACGCCCAGTCTGAGGTGATGTAATTTTTCCCGAGCAAATAGTTCTTGGTCGTGTTGGATTTGTTCTCCCACACGCATTTGTACGGGGAAGAATTGAAGCCAAGGAACTTGATGAAGATTCGCTTGTGCCACTCTTCTAAGTCGTCAGATACCCAGACAACTTCGCCCGGTTCGGGGAAGTAAGTGTCGGCGTCTTTGAGTTTGTCCAACTCGGCTTGGAGTTGATTGATTTGGTTTTGGATTTCGTTTGGTGTCATATCTGGTTTAATTAGTTTCTTTCCTTATTGCCCACCCTGCCTCAATCGCTCCGAATGTGTCGATGTGGATAGACCATAGGTAGCGGAGGTATTTGGTAGCCATATCAATGACCTCCGTAGTGCTATCCCATATTTCATATACATTACCCAACTCCTCCTCCGTCATATCGTTCGGGTGGCGCAGGATGGGTTGAACTGATTTAAAGCCTTGTTCCGACTCGACTATGTCGTGAAATGTGCAAGTGCCATCTGAATAAACAGAGTGCATTTGTGCCGTAATTGTGCCATCTATAAGGCATTCCACCCCATACGGCAAATACGCACACAGGATTTCGAGTTTAGTTTGTTCGTTCATATTACTTTATACGGGTTTGGTGTTACTTTGTTACATTATTTACAAACTCATTCGCCTCAGCCATTGCCTGAATTATATCGGCAAGGGCGTTGATGTAGTCCGATACATTGTCCATGTAGTAAGTTTCAATTTCGAGCGTCCTGTTGGTAAATGAAAACTCGTTCCTTGTTGAGTTATACCATAGCAGATACATCGGGTTGTTCTGATTCGATATTGACACGCCACAATTAATCGACCTGTTGTCGTCAATGCGGATGCCACTGGATAGGGTTTTAGTTGTCATTAGAATAGGGTTTGTTCTTGCGACTCTTTAAATCTTAATTTGGCATCTTTTAAATTTAAGACTGCCTGCTTAAAATAACTATCTTTTAATTCAATTCCAATCGCTTTTCTTCCAAGTGAAACAGGACTATAAACTTCTGACCCAACGCCCATAAAAGGAGTTAATACCAATTCATCCGGGTTGCTATATAACTCAACAATTCTGTCTATTACATCAAGTTGAAGCGGATGCACATGTTTTTCGTCGTCATCCTCTTTGCTGTCTTTGAACGGAAGAACATTATCGATTCTAATATCATCCCAGACACTCGAAGCATATCTTTGCCAAATAAGGTGACTCATTTTGTTTTCTCTTGGGTCGCCTTTAAAGTTTTTCCACTTCTTTTTAAAGTCTGAATAATTTCCATAAGTTTCAATATGAGCAGGAAGAAATGGCGTTTCTCCAAAATAATCTTTTAATCCAAATGGATGCGTTACAGGAACTTCGTTTTCTCCAGCCTTTGTAAATATTAAAACATAATCAGGCATAGCAGTAAAGCAACGGGTAGTATCTTCTACGATAAATTTGTGCATCAAAGACTGAACCATCGTTCTCATTCTTACTTTTAATGGCTCTTTCCATATTGTAATCCTGTTTCTATAATGAAATCCATGTTTTTCATGAATCTTAATAACTTCATGAGGAAAGTCCCATAGATAACATTTGTTATCGTGAATATCGGTGCAATGTACTGCTGTAATTCTTCCCGGCTTAGTTACTCTTGCAATTTCTTCCACAAGAAAGTCGTACTGCTGTAAAAATTGCTCTTTTGATTCACAGTTTGAAAAATCGTTTTCAGAACTTGAATAATTGTAAAGTCCTGCAAATGGGGGAGAATATACTGACAAGTCAATGCTCGAAGTTGGCAAAGTTGGCAATACATACATGCAATCTGAATTATAGAGTGCATAATTTTCTGTTACTACTTGGTCTTTTATCATGGTTTTAATTTAAAAATGATGGAAGTTGAATTTCTTTGTTAAACTCTTTTTTCTGAATTTTAAAATCAGAATTTGTTTGCGATGTAAGGTTTTCAAACATTTGAATCGCTTTGTCTTTTTTTATCATAAGGCTTTCCATAATTCTTGTCTGACCATCTGATAAAATCAAATCGACATATACATTTCTTTTCTGTCCGAATCTCCAAAATCTTCTTATCGCTTGGTAATATTGCTCATACGAGTATGTTGGAAAATATGTTGCATGGTTGCAATGTTGCCAATTCAATCCGAATGCGGTTATGGATGTCTTGGTTATTAGTTTTTTAATATCTCCTGAACTGAAAGCAAGAAGTATTTCTTCTTTTTCGTCTATGTTCATTTTCCCTTTTACTTCAACTGCATTTTTATCAAGTTGTAGGATTAAACTTGCCTCATCGTTTAGGTTTACCCAATACACTGAGCAGTCGTGGTTTTTTGCTTTTTCATATGCCATTTCGCATCGCTCATGAATAGTCGCCCGTACTTCTGCTTTGATTTCAAAAAAGTTTTGTGCAGGAAAATTAAACATGGATGTTTGACCATTTATTGCAAGTGGTGTTTTATTTGGAATAACAGTTTCTTGCTCTATTAAGGCAGGCAAAATATGTAATTCATCTGAAAATCCTAAGTCGCTTGGTTTTCTCATGGATATACTCCAAGATGAAATCCATTGCCAAAATGAATTTTCGGCATGCGGTTTTAAATACATTTCATCTCCAGCCCTTCTGACATCTACCGCATTGTTATTCTTTTTGAAAAAACGAGAAATCATATCGGCATATCCCATATATCCCAATGCCTCAGAACTTGTCCCTAATTCGATATAGTCGTTTGGTGATGGAGTTGCAGTAAAAAGATACCTATACTTAACTTTCTTTAAAAAAGAAGTTATCTGGGATTTTATTGCACCATCAAAGTTTTTTAAAATACTGCTTTCATCAAGAATGACACAATCAAAATCAGATGAATTAAAATGTTCTAATCTTTCGTAATTGCATACAACTATTTTGGTTTTATACTTCCCATCCTTAGAATATGAAATATCGTCTATTCCAAACTTTTCAGCCTCTTTCACAAATTGAAAAGCAACTGCCAACGGGCAAATAATCAATACAGACTTATTTGTTTCATTGACATAGTTTTTTGCAATAGTTAGTTCTATTATGGTTTTGCCAAGTCCTGTGTCAAGAAAAACAGCACATCTGCCTTTTTTTATAGCATATTGAGAAACATGCTTTTGATAATCAAACATTGAATCAGGAATGAAATTAGTATTTATACCAAAATCTACTGACGAATGCTTTTTTCGTTCTAAAAATTCTGTGTAGTTCATGTGTCTTTATACGGTTTACAAGTTAATTAGTTTCATTCCCATGTCTCTTTGCATGTTCCAACTTAAACTGCCTGATGTGTTCGCAGTATATTTCGCATATTCCAGATTCCTGAGCGGTAATAACATCAATCAAAATATCATTCTCCCGTATGGAATAGTTCAGCATCGCCCGACTTTCAATGTAGCCGGAACGCCAAAACATCTCCATATCTCTCGATTTGTCACGGCTGATACTTGTACCTATCCATAGGCAGGATAATGCAACACAAAGCACCGCAAGGGCGAATGTGGCTATCTTGTATCCGAAGCGGTATGAGTATAAATTATTTCGATTCATCTTGCACCTCCTTATCTACAATTATCCCAATCCACCAGCCGTCTATTCCGGTATAATTCCGCTCGATATTATCAACCTTGAAGCAGGTATGCCCGTACTCGTTGCGGTATAGTTTGAATGCGTTATGCCCTTTATAGTCAAACTCGGTTTCCATTCTGAGCAGTTCGTCTATCTCCCATCCATCCCGAATCAACTCGGGCATGATAAGTTGAAAGAAGTATTGCCGGTCGGTGTAGTACGGCATAACGAACCAATCCCGATACACTTGTTTCGGAGTGATGATGCCTTGCCGAATTTCCAGAACCTCGCCTGACTTCAAGTTGTTGAGCAGGAACGAATGATACTGGTACGGATTGGCGTGGTCGATTAATGTTGGCTCAATGTAAGCCGTGCGACCATCGGGAATTTCGAACTGATACAGCCAGTCTAAGTTAGTTTCTGGCGTCTCGGTGATAGTGGTGTTGAAAGGTGTCATATTGGTTTATACGGGGGTAGTTTAAAAAAGTTGTTCCGGAATTTCAATATCAATATTATCAAGGATTTTATCGAGTGCCCTTACATTTCCTTCACAGGCAACTATTGCAGACAATACCACATCCTGAGTTTTTGGATTAATCAATACTTGACGGCATTTGTCATCATCGAATTTCCCAACAATTACTATGTGTTTTAACTTCGGTTCTTTTTTTGCCATGTTACTTTATACGGGTTTAATTTATTTATGTTTCACAAAATCCATTAATCTTTGCCACGCCTCGATTGTATCTGGGTCGCCTATATCCAAGCGATTACAAGCCTCCTGATATGCGTGGCGTATGGTGCTTTGGTCTTTGCCTCCGAAAACCAATCCAATCATATTGAAGTCGTAGTGCGGATAGTTCTCAACGAAGTATTTTACCAGCACGAACCGGACATTCACCGCATCGTATCGTTGAGAAGTAATTACATCCTCCATCGTCATTTTGCGTTCTGGAATACGAACTACCTCGTATTGTCTTGTGGTGCGTTTGGTTACATCGAACGACCTTATGAAGCCGTTAAACATATCGAGTTGAATCGTTGGCGGTGGTATCTCTTCCATCTTGCTCAGAAGCCATTGGTCTACGGTGGCTTGTCCGTACAATTTTACGCAGATTTGGTAAGTGGTCATTTGCTCAATTTTATCTCAATACCCAATTTCCTAAATATGTTGAGCATCCTGAACACGGGCAGTTGGGTCTTGCCCTGTTCAAGTCGCTGGTATGCCAACAAATTCATGTTGAGCATTTCAGCCATGTCGGTTTGCTTATACCCCCTTTCGGCTCGGGTGGTGCGGATTAGGTGGATGATGTCGAATTGTGTCATTTGTTTTTATCTTTAGTAGTCAGAACAGGATTCGAACCTGTATACTATGAGGATTACCCCATTTTACGTTCCTTGTACTTCGGAACAACGTCTACCATTGCGCCACCTGACTATTTTGAGGATGAGAAGTCCTCTGTGTTGTAGGGTTTCCTCCATTTGCCCTATATGGTATTAAATTCCTTTCTCAAGGGAACAACACTTTGCAGTCAGAACAGGATTCGAACCTGTAGTGTAGGGAGTGGAGACCTTCCAACTTTATTATTATAACCTCCACATTCTGTTTTTTTGTTGCCCCATAGCGTCTACCAATTCCGCCACCTGACTATTTATCTACCACCCATCATTAGCCTGAACAGGTCGACATTCACCACACCGCCCCATATCGTCAATATCTTCGGTCTCCCATACCAATCCGCACTCGCCACAAGTGCATTCGGGGAGATTCGGTTCGCCATAGTCAATACTTGGGTCTGGCTGTTTCGGGTAAGGTTTAAGGTTTTGCATATCCATATTCTTTTTTGATTTGTTCAAGTTCATTTATCGTGCCTTTGCCTGCGATGCTTTTCAGTTCGGGAATAAATCGCAGTTCTTCTAAGTCAAACGCAATTAGGTCATACAATGTTACAAGGTTAAGGTCGTTTATTATCCGCTTTGCCCTGCTCGACAGCAAAACGCTATCGAGCAGGACTTTTTTCTGGAGACGAACGATTACAGCCTTGTTGTGTCGGTGTATTTCGTAACTGGTCATAGATTAAAATGGCAGGTCTGAACCGGTTTGACTTGGTGCTGGTGCAGGTGTTGTCGGTGCAGGCGGTGTCGCCTTAACTTTGACCTCGACTTTCCAGATTGATAAGGTGTTGAACACCTTGACCACATCGTACTGCCCCGACCATTCCCGACCTCGCAGGTTGATTTCGAATGACACGATGTCGTTTGGGTTGATGCCATCGAGCAGACCGACTTTATCGCCTTGAGCCTCGAGACCGATGACTTGCGGATACTTGCTGTCTCCATCAATCTCAACATGGATTTCACGCTTTTGAAATCCCTTTTCGCCTACCATCTGAGTCGGTAGGACTCGTACTACTTTACCTTGAATATTCATAAAAATTAAAATGTTACTTGTTGATGATACTTCTCGAATTTTGCCCAGAACTTGAGCAAGGCGGTCATGGTTTCGTTTAGTTCGACTATGATGTCGTTCCGCTCGACTCGATAAATGTATAATGGTTTCGGTGCGAATCGGGGGTCGTAACTGATGAAGTCGAGCCATTGCAACTTCTCATTTACCAAAAAATATTGGTACACTTGCCATTTGTGTTCGTTTGGAAGTCCACCCATGCGAATTGTGCGTACATGGGTCTTCGTGCTGGGACATTTCACCTCAACCGCACCGATATGGTCTGGAGTTAATCCATCTGGGGACATCCCTAACCAATCCAACTCATCGTGAATGCAGAACGCCACATCGATTAATTCTATGCCGGTCTGTGCGGAGTATTTCGCCTTTGCCTCAGGTTCTTGCTCTGTCCCCCACTTCATCGCATCGGACTCGTAATTGTTCTCGAGAGCGTCCCAAAGGTGGTCATCGAAACATTCCCGCTCGGCAATGAGTGCATCCACTACGGGCAGGTTGTCCGACTTCATGATGTCTTTGGTTCTGCTTGAAGTTACCCGTCCGATACGCAAGGCGTGCCACTCCGGACTGCCCTGTCGTGTGTTGTCAATTACTTTCATTTTCTATCTGGTTTTTGCGTGAATCCTTATACGATAACATTGCCGATTTTGTTTCGGCGTCAAAACTTTGCCACAACGCGACCAGAGACGGCATATCTGCACAGGCATTTATCGCCTCGATTTGCTTCGTCCAGTCTTTTGGTTTGTCCGGTGTGGGCTTGGTCGCCTTGACCCGAATCGCGTCCGTTACATCGCCAAACGCTTTGACACGCTCGACGCCTACGATAATTTTTTGACCTGCCCAGCGTTCGATGATTGGAGTACCCAATACTTTGGTGATGGTCTTGCAGTTGGTACGGTTTAAGATTATCGGCTTAGTTTCCTGCGTTCTGGCTACGATACAATTCGAATCTTTGCCGTCTGAACCTTTTACCTTCTCTTGTGCCACCGATGCGATGGTGACGGTTATTTGACCATAAGAGCCGTCATTTTGAACGAGGTCGTGACTTCCGAAGTAGTCGGGGTTGGTCATTTTTTTCCAGTGTGTTGATGTTGTCATTGTCCGAAGTGAATTAAGATGTTGTGAAAGATAAGCATGCCGATTCCCATTAGAATCGCTACGAGCAGGACGGCTGAGACCTTCTCGAAAAAGTTTGGTTGTTGTTTCATTTGTCTTTGTAAAATATAAGTGGGAGATATACGGTTGTGATGAAGAGCCAGATAACTTTGATGTAGCGTGTCATAGTGTTAAGCGATTTCAACATACACGATGTAGTCACGGCAGTCGAAGAATTGACCATTTTCGAGTTGTTCAGGAACTTCTGCGTCAAATTCTAATTTGTCGAGCCATTCCAAAAGGTACTGGCGTGCTTGTTTGTCGTTTGAAAATACCTCAGTACGATTGTAAAAGGTGATGTGGCTTTGCTGGCTTTGAATTTTGATTGTTGTTGTCATTGTCTGATGTGTTTAAGTTTATTGTGCGTACCGGATGCGCACCCCCCTGTGTGAATGTTATGCGGTCATGTATAACGCCTTTTCTCTTGCTGTTTTCAAGTATTCGACTTGATTCCAGAATTTAGCGATAAGCGTCTTAGCCTGCTCAACTGAATAACCCATTTTAGTTAATTCATTTTCTGTTCTTGTTTGCATTGTTGTCGTTGTCATATCGTGTTGTTTAAATTTGATGAAGCAAAGATACAGCATTGTTTTGTTCCAATGCAAATATTTTTTTTACTTTTCTCATAACTTGCTGATTTTCACAGAGAAATTTTTTTGTAGCAACCGAATAAAAAGCGTGTAACCTGCCTATCAATCCAGCGTTTCGCCTCGTCTCGCCCGATGATTTCGATTGAATCCGTGGCAATATTGACCATGTTCACCTTGAATAAATCTGGCGTGTCGGTTCTGGATACGATTGCTACCATCAAGCCGTTCAGGGTTACGCTGGTTCGCCCTGTGTCTTCGTTGCGGTTGTAGTCGTAATTCAAGCCAATGATGGCGGGGGCGGATGGTTCGAGTGCGTTTATGACTTGGTTTAAGTCTGCTATTCGTGCGTTCTGTTTCATGTTAAAATGGTGCTTTGGTGTTGTCTTGGTTTTCAAAATCTAATCTTGGTGATGGCAGGTAGTTTGTTTTCGGCTCAGGCATTGGTGGTTGTGCTTGATAAGTCCTAAATGGGGTGTAAGGTGCAAATCTTGTATAAGCCTTCTCAAATCGCACCATTATCGCCCCTAACCGCCCGTTCCGGTGCTTGGAGATATGTATCTCCGCCATGTCAAGCGATGGCGTACTGCCGTCCGTCATAAGTTCCTCTTTGTAATACTCAGGTCGGTGCGGGAAAATAACCATATCCGCATCCTGCTCAATCGCACCTGATTCCCTCAGGTCGGACAGCATCGGAATACTGCCCCCTTTGCCCCTCGTTTCAACCGAGCGGTTCAACTGGCTCAAAAGCATTACGGGAATGTCGCATTCTTTGGCTATGCCCTTACATGCTCGGCTTATGCTCGATATTTCCTGCTCACGATTGCCCGAAAATCCATCCCCTGCGTTCATTAACTGGAGATAGTCAATTATGAGCAACTTGATACCATGTTCCTGAACCATCCTCAGGACTTTCGCTTTCAATTCCAAAACACTGATATTTGCCGAGTCGTCAATGTATAACGGCAGGTCTTTTATCGCCAAACTTGATTCCCTGAACTGGTGAAACTCGTCCATCTGGACACGCCCAGACCGAATCTTCTCGCCCTCAATCTCCGCTTCCATGCTTTGCAAGCGGAATACCAACTCATGACAACTCATTTCAAGGCTAAAAAACGCCACTGGATAGCCTTGTTTCGAGGCGGTGATAGCAAAGTATAGGGCAAGTGCTGTTTTGCCCATAGCGGGTCTCGCACCGATAACTATCAATGCCTGCTTCTGCCAACCTGATGTAAGTTCATCAAGTTGATAAAATCCAGTAGGAACGCCCGTAACGCCTTTTTTGGAATCCATCCGCTTTGATAATTCCACAATGTTTTCGAGTGCCAGACGCTCAAAAGATACCGCATGTTTCCTGAATATCGACTGGGTCAAATTATACGCCTGTTCCTGCACATAGTTGAGCAGTTCGAACGCATCGGTAGTCGGGTCAAATCCTTTCAACTTTACATCGTTTGCAATGCGAATCAGGTCACGGGCGACATAGTGCTGATGAATAATCTTGATGTGATACGGAAGATTGGCGGAACTAAACAGGCTATCCTTCATCATGGACAACTCGACCACATGCGAAATAAAATAGTTTTCCTCTTTGCTCTTCAACTCGCTGTAAACGGTTATCAAGTCAATCGGCTTCTCTTCCATGTACATCTGCTCGATTAACTCGTAGATAAACTTGTTTTTGCTGATGAAGAACCAGTCCGATTTGCAGTTAGCAAATATGTTTGGTAGTTCGTTTGTTTCGTACAGCATCGAGGATATTATCGCCTTTTCCGCTTCCTCGCTGTAAGGTGGCGTAACGCCCGGCATAAATCCGCTCTGGTCGATTTGCGGTTTCTCTTCGTACTTCTTTTTTCGTGTTGCCATTATTCTTGTGGTTCGGGGTTGTAAAATTGTGTTGTTCCTAATTGGTTTGACTTGTTAAATTCATCTGCCATCAATTGCTGTTTTCTCATTTTGTCATAGGTGAATGAGTTTTTTGCGTTCAAAATTTTCATAGCATTATCAACCACCCATCCCTCCTGAACGCCAGAAAAATCATTTACATAAGCCTTTACACCACCTTTTTTCAATTTCCAATTATTGTAGACCTTAATCATTTCAATCAATAGTCCTTCAACGGGAAATCTCTTTTTAAGTTGCTCCCAATGGTCAAGGCTAAGCAATACGAGTGGAGAATCAAATTTAACGCAAGGCATTATTCCCTTTTTTGCCATTTCTTGAACAAACTCTTCGTCTGTTAATTTTTTGGCTAAATCAGTACGCTTTGGTTTTCTTGGTTTTGAAACTTTGTTTACAGGTAAACTTTGTTCTTCAGGGGGTAAACTTTGTTGACCCAATAATATACTATAAGAAGTATCTATATTAGATATATCTTCTTTTATATTCTTATTGGGTAAACTTAGTTTACTCCTTTCGGAAACTTTGTTTACCGGTAAACTTAGTTGACAGTCAACTTTGTTTACTCCTTCAATATTGACCTGTAACCATCCTTTATCATTACGAATCAAC